ATGCCTAAAATTGTACCTGCCTTAACCGACTCAAAAATAAAGTCTGAAATTGCAAAAAGTAAGAAAGATATTGAGAAGAAAACTCAAAAACTTTCTGATGGTGGTGGATTATACCTTTTAATTGATAAAAATGGGGCTACCACATGGAGATTCGATTACACCCGGCCAATTATTAAGAAGAGAAATACTATTTCTATAGGCCCATATCCAGAAATATCATTAGCGATTGCGAGGCTGCAACGTGAAGAGTTTAGAAGCCAGATTGCACAGAATATAGATCCTGCAGAACAAAGAAAGCGTGAATCGGTAGTTAAAAAGAAGTTAATGGAATCTACATTTGCATCTGTGGCAGATGAATTTAGATTAACAGAAGAAATCACCGAAAGTACAAAACAACGCAATGATGCAATTTGGGAAAAACTTTATTTAAGTGTAGGTTCAATTCCTATTTCAGAAATCACTGCGTTACAAATTTTGGATGCTTGCAGAATATATGAAAATCAAGGGAAATTTGATTCTGCAAAAAGGATGCGCTCTAAAGCAAGTCAAGTTTTTAAGTATGCAATCGTATTAGGTCTTTGCCAATTTAATGTGGCCGATCAAATATCAGGTATTTTAAAGTCAGGAACAGTCAAGCATTATGCTGCAATTACTGATGAGAAAAGACTAGGGCAACTACTTTTAGATTTATCTAAACCATGTATTAATGGGTCAATCATTGTTTATTATGCCACATTAATACTCCCTTATGTTTTTGTTCGGCCTGGTGAATTGCGCTGGGCAAAATGGTCTGATATTGATCTAGATAAAGGGCTTTGGTCTTATACTCCGCCTAAAACCCAAAATAAAACACAGCTTGAACATATTGTTCCATTAGCTACACAAGTTATCGGTTACTTAAGACAGTTATATAAAATAACTGGTAGTCATGAATATGTCTTTGCATCTATGACTAAAGGGAAGCTAGTAATTAGCGAGTCCACCATAAATAAAAGACTTAAAACCTTTGGATTTGCGAATGGAGAAACTACTGGACATGGTATGCGAGCTACAGCAAGGACTTTATTAGATGAAGTACTTCATTATCCGATTGAACGTATTGAGCAGCAGCTTGCCCACCAAGTAAAGGATATGCATGGCAGAGCATACAATAGAACAAAATATTTAAAAGAACGTGCTGAAATGATGCAAGCTTGGGCTGACTATTTGGATAAATTGAGAGATGAAGCAAACGCAAGAGTTGCCATATAAATATAGTAAAGGCCTTATTAAAATAAGGCCTGAATTTTTTCTTTGTACTTTTCATAAAGTTCATTAGGAAGTTCAACTCTGGTAGATCCTCCTAATTTCACTTTTTTAAGTTCACCCTTATCAAACATTCTATATATAGTTGTTTTAGAAAGGTTGGTGACCTGCATAGTTTGGCTGACTGTTAATAACATTTATTCACCTTCCTTATCTTTAACTTTAGGATTTGCCCACCAAAGTACAGGTCCATCTTCTGAATCAAATGCAGCAATTAAAAAGAGTCCTTGTTCAGGTGGTTCTGGCTTCCAGTTGGGCCAAACTACTCCATCTTCCGGTATATTTGGTATTTCATCGTAATCTAATAGTTGAGTTTCAATTTCAACTCTAAGATTCATCTGAAGTTGTGCCCACTGTTCTCTTGTATAGGCTTCTGCTCCTTCTTCAATGGTGTCAAACAATTCAATATCTGGATGAAACCAATTGAAAAGGTTTTCAGGTGGTTCTATTGGCTGGATCTGATATTTAAAACCCGTCTCACTAGATCCGTAAAATTGTTTTGCTTCATCAAAGCTTTTGGTTACAAGAGGGGCAGAACCTTTCTTGTAGCAAATTACAATTTCATCAAATTTAAAAACGCGCTCAGCTGTCTTCAAATCAAAGCATTGGTACATCGGTTCACAAAACCAGCTCTCAACATAAAATAGGTTTTTAGTATGTTCCTTAAGGGAACCGTGCCATTTTTGGACTTTAATAACATCATCGAAAATTTCTAAGAAAAAGTTGTTGCCTTCCTTTTCATGCATTTTTCTATAACGCTCAACAGCTCTTTCAGCTATCTCTTTAGAAGCTGCTGGTGTTTGTCTAAAAGGGCTGTAACCTTCAGGTCGCATTGCAACCGCCCATAATGTTGATTTATTCATTGTTTTTTCTCCATGCAATAAGAGATAGCTTGCTCTAAAGTTTCAAATTCTTTTTCTGCATCATTGTCGAGATACGCTGTCCACCCTTCATCATCACCACATTTAGAGATAAGAACACTTCCTAACCACACATCATCGCCATCAAATTGCACAGCAGTATTAACTTCAATCATTTAGGCCACCATTCTATAAATACGTTTAACTTCATGGTCCAGCTCATCCATTGCAGAGCGACCTTCTTTGAAATACTTCAAAAGCATTAGTTTGTATCGCTCTTGAGCTGCTTTGTTCATCACACCTTCATTACTCACTGAAAGGGTGGCTTTATTACCTTTAATTAAGTTCACGCCGTGCGGTGTGCCTTTCCCGCGATACCCGGCATTTACGTTGAACACTATGAACTTTTCGAAAAGCTGCATGGGTAGCAGCTTTGGTTCGAATAGAAAATCTGGAGTAGTTTGTTTCGACATCAGAAAGGTTCCTCCAGTAAATAATTTTTCATGCTCTAATCCCTGTTTTAGACAATATTTCAATTTCTTGTTTTACTGCTTGAAGTTTTGCCGCTTCAATTTGGATCAGGGCATCTATGCCGAAGTGCTCACAAACTGTTTTTACATCGAGGCCACGTTCAGCAATAAAGTTTTGAAGTTCATCTCTTTGTTGATCTGAGATACCGTTAAATTCAGGTGGACTAATCCAAGTGCCACGTTGCTTATCAAACGTGCAATTCAATGCTTTAGCCCTCATTAACATTGCTTGGCGCATGTTCTGGTAATACATGTGTTCTTTATCAAGCGACTCCGTTAATTGATTAAGGTCACCTGCATGTTCAGCTTCTTCACAACTTTGTTTCCAGTTTTCTAGTTCTTCTTGGGCTTTAGCTGCTGCAAGTTGTGCAGGCGTTAAGGTGTTAATGTGGTCTTTAGCTTGAGTAATCAGGTCAGCCAAGAAAGTAGGATGTGCTTTAAGATCTGGTACCCACACTTCACCAGTTTCACCACCTAAAGCACCTGAGTTTTTCGCATGATGTGTAGGCGAAGGTTTGAAATTAATAACGCGGGCATTTTTACCTTCACCAGTAGTAACAGTTGTTAGATAACCCATGACATCTGCTATACGGTAAAGCTCGTTACGGTTTTTACCACCTAGATCTGGTCGGTAAATAATTTGATCACCGTTTTGATCTTCTGATGCGTGTGCAATGAAAACAACATCTTTGCCTAGACTGATTAAAGTGTTGATGTATTGCTTGAACGTTTGGTTTGCTAAACCTTGAGCTTTTAACTTTAAAGAGCCATCTTTTTGACGGTTATTAGCAGTTAGCAATAGATGAGTTTTTATGCATTCAAGCATTGCACCCACGGTATCAATGATTACAGTTTTATAAGGTGCTAAGTCCTGTGGAGTAAGGTTTGCAACATCACTCCATTGTTTAACCTGTACAACCGCACCACGACGTAATTCACCAGTACGGTGAGCACCACGGTCAAAGTCAAAAGAAATTGCTTTTTCCGCAGTAAAGCCCATCGATGATTTACCTAAACCCGGATCAGCGTATAGGTACACAATAATTGCTTGAACCAATAAAGTTTGGTCAGCAGTAATAATCGGTAGAGCCATTTTTATTATCCTTATCTTGAGCCAGTGAAGCCGCGCTTAGTTTTATAAGCTTTGCGGTCATAAGTAGGGATATTTGTTTCCCGCAGTTTTATTGCGAGCTGCTTTCTGCGTTGGAAGCCGATCTCTTGTGTGAGTTCATTCCAAACTTTCGGATATTCAGTTTGGAACTTAGACACATTTAAAGGCGTCTTAACTCCGTCTTTAACTTTGTAAAGAACTGAGCCATTAGCATTAGATGCGTACACTTGCCAGCCAATGCGGACAGAGTAGAGGCCCTTATCATCACGGCCTAAAAATGACATGTAGCCGTCAGGGTGCTTTTTAAAATTAGTCATCTTTAAGCCTCCACCAACTTGTTACGTTCGATGAAGCCTTTTAGAAGGCCATTGATGTTTCGGATGTCTTCAAATTCGGTGAAATCGTTATATGACTTACCGTTAATGTCAGTGATTTCATTTACTGTGAGTTGAGTAATATCAACAGCGGTGAATTCAGAACCCGGAACGCCGTAGCTGTCTGGATAGGCTTCAAAATCAAAGCTAACGTTTAAACGGAAGCTATCTAATTTGATGACAGCAACGCCAGAATGTTTACCTGTGATTTTCGCGGTTAAAACACCGTAAGTACTTGGTTGAGTCTTAGGGGTAAATAGAGAAGGGGCTTCTTTTGTTTGGAAAGCTGGCTGCAATTGGCAAGCAACTAAAGATCCACCAGAGATTGCAAGAGCAGCCATGCTGACAAATGCAAATGAGTTGAAAGGGGTAGCTTTTACGTTCATAATTAATCTCGCAGTTTTGCAAAGCCCCGTTTCCGTCCAAAGTTCCGGGGCTTTTTGTTGTCTGTGAGAAAAATATTAGCATACTAATATTAGTAGTCAATAGATCACGCTAATAAATATTAGTTTACTTATTTTTTGGGTAAGGGAAATCAAAAGAAAACCCACATATTAGTGGGATAGATAGAAGTTCGTATTTTTAAAATAAAATATTTTTTTTAAAAAATTAAGTTCTATATAACAATAATAGCAATGAAAAAAGGCCCAAATAAATCCAATACCATATTTCTCTAATTAGTTCTCTTCCACCGTAAGCACCAACTATTTCAAAGACCAATCCAGAAGCAAATAATGCCATGAGTGCAAATACAAATAACATTACACCCCAATCGCTTAAACCATACAAACTTTCTGGTTTTTCACCCGTCTTTTTTCGATTGACCCATTTTTTTATTGACCTGTAGTAAAAGTAGGAGGCACCAATTCCAAGAATTATTATAAATAGTGTAGATGCTGGGCTATTAGTTGATGGACTACTTGTAACTCTATATCCACTATAAATTACAGCATTTACTTTAAAGTTAATAAGGAGTAAGCCTATAAAAATTCCTAAATTTCTTAATAAAATCATATGATTTTCTTTTTAATATTTGACTTCTCTATTGTGCCTAACAACTACACCAATAATCGATATTTCTATTTGCGTAGAGTTAAGTGTTGGAAAATCTGGATTCAATGGAACTAATTCAATGATATCAACACCAAACTCATTCACCCCAATCACTCTATATTTTTTAAAAGTTGTTCTAGCTACACCATGTTGAACTTCTTGAGCAATAACAAGAGATCCAGGTTTGGCTTCTAATGCTCCATCAACAACAATCTCATCACCAGGCATAAACTCTGGGGCCATGCTTAGACCTTCGACTTTTAAAGAAAAAACACACTCAGGGCGTGCACCTTGATAAGTAGTCCAAGTTGTACCTAAAGGATTTACCCCATCGTACCCAACTTCATGGAATAACCCAGCTTGTACATAATCTAAAAGAGGAATAGCACACAAAGGATGGGTAGGCACAGAAACATTACTTTCACTATGACTATTTGAAAAATTATTATTACTAGATTCAATTCCTGTTTGAAGCCAATAAGAATCAACACCCAAATATTTTGCAATTGAAGGTAAATGTGAAGAGGAAGTAACTAAACCATTTTCAAGCTGGCTAAGAGCTGATTGAGTTATACCAACAGCCTCAACCACATCTTTTTGTGATTTACCTGCTTTTTTTCTAGCTTCTTTGAGTCTCTTGCCAATCATAAAAAATATCCTTTACTTCAGATTAAAGAATATTAGAGAACTAATATTCAATCAAATTAGAATACTTATTGACTGAATATTAGAATGCTAATATTATTTCTTGAGTTACTTATATTTGAGGGATGACTATGGAAACCATTTACCAAAATCTTGTAGAGCATTTTGGTGGTCAAGTAGCCGCAGCAAAAGCTCTTAATGTTAGTCAATCAAACATTAGTGGCTACACATCTGGTCGTTGGAGTATGTCAGCCAAAGTTGCAATCAAGGCTGAAAAAGCTACTAACGGTGAATTTAAAGCAGTCGATCTTTGTCCTGCCTTAAAAGAACTTAAGAACTTATCTGCTTAGGACCTAACCATGAGCAAATTATCAGTTGATATATCTGCAAGCGCGAGAAATGGAGTATCCCGCATATTGCATGGTCTTGATATAAGCAATCAAAAAGAGATTGCTGAACAATTAAAAGTTGATCCAAGCACTATTACTCGGCTTAAAACGGATAAGAAAAACAATGGTTTGAATGAAATTGAAATGTTTTGCGAGCTATTGAGTTTACTTGGGTTAAAAGTCGTTCCTAAAGATTATCAGAGCATTGATAAAGAACGTGTTGCTGCACTTTTAGTAATGTCTAAAAGCTGGATGAACCGTATAGAAACGGTGGATGACTTATTTCATGACGAAATCAGTGGTCAAAAAGAAAAGCTTGGATATTAAAAAAGCCTGATCTCGGAAATCAGGCTTCTAGGCATTCAATTGAGGTGAATCAAATGAACACAAATAATCTATCAAATCAACAGCAAATAATCCAGAGCTGGTTTGAGCCAGCTCTTTATACGCTGAATCAATTGCTTCAAAAGAGAAAGGAAAACCTTCGCCGTATTAATCGAGATGAAAAGAATGCTGCAGTAAAGCGTGATGAATTCATGTGGGCACTTTCACAAGAGCACAGAATGCCGCTTTATCATGCCGGAGTGATTATTTCGAATCTCTATAGAGCTAAGAAAATTCGATATTTGGGTAGCTTTATTCAAATTATTGAAGAGGAGGAACAATGAGCTTAGACGCATCCATTTGGGCCTTCAAAGCTGAGGTTAAAACCTCAAGTCAAAGACTTGTTTTATTGGCATTGGCTGATAGAGCGGGAGAGTCTCACAAGTGCTACCCAAGCATTAAACGCATGGTCAAAGACACGCTTCTTAACCGCAAAACGATCATCAAGGTTTTAGATGAACTTGAAGCTAGTTCATTTATTAAATTTACTGGCGAAATCACAGGTAATGGCGTGAAAGTTTACCAGTTAATTGGCGTGATGGGCCGTGAAGAGGATAGTGTAACTAGTCCCAAAAATGGGACTAGTACCAATAACGGAACTAGTTCCAATTTCGGTACTGGTTCCAAAAACGGTACTAGTACCAATATTGGGACCGCAACCAGTCCCAAAAACGGTACCGAGACCAGTACCAATATTGGGACACAGAACCTATCAAGGAATCTATCAGATGAATCTAAAAATAAAAAAACATGGTTGAGTTTGAAAAAACTTCGTGAAGAAATTCTTTTGGCAACTGATCAGGAAACTTACGAGAAGATCAAAAACGCGACTTGGTTCGATCGTGAGTTACGAGCATTTGAACTCTACAACGCTGCTAAGAATCTTTGTGATGAACTCATGCATTACCACTTTGCTGACTGGTTGATTAACGCATGTGGCAAATACCAAGCTCGTGAACAATCTAAATATCCAAAAGCTGGAACACAGATTCGAGTCCCGCAGGGAGAGTCAAATCAACTTAGTGATAAACAGATTCATGCCTTTGCTCAAAAACTCTCACAACATCCTGAATTCGCAAGCCAGTTTGCAGCTGCTGGGGAAAGCTACGATCAACTTGCAGCACGTATCGCTGTAAAACTTAGCGATCCAGCTCAGGCCAAACAATGGGAACCGTATCTCAAGCAAGTGGGATTCAAAGGCACATTACAGGGGGCTGCATGACATCAATGAGCCTTGCTGATTACCAAAAGTTATTTCCGATAAAGAAAAATAAAAAGCGGCGTTTAGCAAAGCAAGTTGCTAGACAACCAAGTGTGGGTGAAATGGTTCTGGCAACACATTTAAGAGCATGCAAGATTAGTTTTGAACAGGAATATAAGTTCCATCCGGAACGTAAATGGAGAGCAGATTTTTTAATAACGGGTACAAAGATTTTGATTGAGGTAGAAGGCGGGATCTGGAGCGGAGGCCGTCACACAAGAGGCAAGGGCTATTTAGGGGATATGGAGAAATACAACTCCGCAGCAATGATGGGTTTTACAGTTTTACGGTTCAGTACAGAGCAAGTGAAAGCAGGCGTGGCGATTAAACAAATTGAATTATTAATTAAGGGTAAATAGGAAGGCGATTATGTTGGTTGAAAAGTTTGATTTTATTGAGTTACTTCGCCTTGCTATTGCTCAAGGCAAAGCTGAAGGAAAGAAAATTTCAAAAGATGTAGTTTTAGGTGAGTTGGCACTGCTGTCACCAGCGGCTAAGCTTTGGGCCACTGTCTTGATTGAAAAGGTTGATTTTGAGCGAATCGCAATAATTACCCCAGCACAAAAGCAAACTGAAACTTTTTACAGTAAATATGATTTTAATTTCCAAACGGAACGCCGTATTGAAGATATTCCGGGTAAGGTTGAGTTTGTTCGTGGTGAGATTAAATCAGGTAATTTTTTCCGAGCTCGTAACAAACTAGCGGTGAAAATTCATCAAGAGATGGTTAAGAAAAATTTCAGCCCAACTAATGCACAAGGTGATCTTACAAAATTAGCTAAAGGAATTGCTGAAGTTATTTTGCGTGGCCATGTTTTTGTTAAAGCAATGTGTGGTGCATGCCAAGGAATAGGAAAACTTGAAACTTATAATTCAAAAGGCTTTCCTGAGGGGGCAAAGTTTTGCGAAAAATGCAACGGAACAGGCAAGCGCCCATATACATTAAATGAAAAAATGAAAATTGCTGGTATTGTTGCAACTAAAACCGCTTACATTAAGAGTTACCAAAAGTTTGAGCTGTTTGGAGAATCAATCGTTGCAGAATGGGAAAATGAAATTAGATCGCGTATTTCTCGCTCATTCCGTTTTGAACTTCCTGATACTCAAGAAACTTGTGCTTGACAGTTGGGTATACACTTGAGTATAAAGATTTCTAAAATGGGCGAAATGTAAAGTAATCGCCAGTAAGAAATTAAGAGCTCGCCAAATGGTGGGCTTTTTAGTTAATGGAACTATATAATTAAAAATGAAATAAATTGGAAGTTGGTAAGTTGATGAAGAAGCAATTTAATTCTAATTTTGTCGAAAAGTTTTGTTTGGTACTCGTTGCTTTCATCACTTCTTCTATAACCTATTATTTGGGTTTCAAGGGTTTTAAATCTTTTTTTGAGTCCAGCGAAGTTTTAAATTTTAAAGATACTGTAACTTTTGGGTTAAGTGTTTCGTCACTTGTTCTTGCGCTAATTTTATATAGTGATTGGCGGGAAAAATATGTTGCTGAATCACTAGATAAGGATTTACGTGAAATAAAAGCTCATGTAAGTGACTTAAATTTTATTATAAATAGATTCCCTTCTTCAGATAGTGAATCAGATGTTAATGAGAGAGCAGAGTTTTTTAAAATTTTTTGGAAATTGCGAGTGTTAAATTCAAATATAAAGTATTCAAGTTTATATTCGCTCAATAGCCAAATTGAAGAGTATTTGAATATTTCACATGGTTTTATAAATGCTATGTTACGTAAAACGGGTGGAGAATATTCTGAAATTCAAAATGAATCAAAAAAATTATTTGATAGTTTAAATGAGTCAATTGAATTAGCCCGGAAGAATAATCTAAAAACCTAAGTTTTTATTTGCCGTGCGTATTACGGCGCAAAAAAGCCCCGCTAAATATCGATTATTGGCGGGGCTTTTTATTTTATTAACTAGATAATTTAGTTCTCGATAGTGAATAATTTACTATTGAGAATCAAATACTTACACTTTAATTTGATTAAAATTTATGCTTTACTCATTGAATCATTTATTGAGAGGTGAAGCATATGTTGTTTAATGGTTCAGAAGAGCTTGTTGTGATTTCCAATGATGGTACTCGAAGCGCTTTGAAGTCTTGTAGAATTGATAATGAAGAAACAATCTTCACAAGTGACTCTACAGATGGCGTAAGTATTGGAGATCGATTAATCAAGAAATTACAAAATGGTTCAAATCGAGAATATTTAGTTAAATCTGTTAAGGATGGTGTAAATATGTTTGGACATAGAGAGATTAGAGTTCAGCAGATTTAAAACCTACAGTATTAATAACCCTACCTTATGGTAGGGTTTTTCTTTTTTGGAGTAAGTATGACTGAATTTCAAAAAATTACGCATGAGATTAGACAGCTCCAAATAGAGCTAAACCATTTGGGAAGTTGCAATACAAAAGGTTTAAATACAGAACAGATCGCTCACCTAGATGAGCGATTTTTTTTGGCCATAGCAAAGCAAAATAAATTAATCGCACGGCTCAACAATAAGCCTGAGGGGTTCTTTTAAGAGGCTAAAGGTATGGACGATAAAGAGTACTTTTGGCTAACACGGAAAAAAGAGCCTAAAACCAAGACTAAATCCAGACCGCTACCTAAAGCTACTCAAAAGTACTTAGAGGCAGAGGAAGAATTTACTGAAGCTTTAGACAATCTTGAAATTAAATACGAAAAGAAATTCCAGTTTAAATCAACAAAGCATTGGCGTTTTGATTTTCATTTAATTGAACATCGTATTTTAGTTGAAATAGCTGGCGGTCCTTGGTCTGGAGGACGAAAAGGCAAGCTGTCTACAAAGGCGTGGAGTATGGACCGTTACGATGTTGCTGAATCAATGGGATATACCGTCGTTCGGTTAGAGGCAGCACCAAGATTTAAGATTAATGAATCTGGTCCATTGCAGATCCAAGCTCATTTCGCAAGCCAATGGCTTAAAAACTTGAAGAGGCAAATATTTAATGGATCAGATCAGACCATTTCCTCCACAGGAATTAATTGATAAGGCCGATGAAGAAGAAACAATTCGATTGGCGCCAGCCCCTGATTTAATGAATTGGGTAATTGCAAATTTTTTAACTATTGGTGGTCCTTTGCATAACCCTGACCATGACCATATTGCTGAACTAATACATGACAATGAGGAGTTCATGGCTTTTGCTTGGGCATCATCGGCTTGTATGGCTAAAAAGCGCATGGTTTTAGGCCAATGTGAAAAAGTTATGTTTAATCAGGGCGGGTGGAAAAAAGCTCGTCAAGAGCAGCAAATGCGCGATTGGTTTGGCTATGTGCCTGTTTACCTCATCACAATTGATGCAAGTTATTGCGATCAGGCGACTGATCGTGATTTCTGTGCATTGATAGAGCATGAGCTTTACCACATAGGTGTTGAACGTGATGAAGATGGTGATCCGTTAATCAGTGAAATGACTGGTTTGCCTAAACACTATTTAGCAGGCCATGATGTTGAAGAATTTGTTGGCGTAGTTAAAAGATGGGGAGCGGACGAAAGCGTGAAGCGACTAATTGAAGTGGCGAAGCAAGCGCCGTTTGTATCTGATGTAAATATTTCCAAGTGCTGTGGAACTTGCCTAATTAACTGAGCCATCCGGCTCATTTTTTTTGCCTTGTTTCCTTGATGAGCCTTGATGGATTTTGAATTATGGCGAAGCTTAAAAAAGCCGAGCAACTCTTTATAGTTCGGTCTCTTGCGCAGTTCATGACACCTACTGAAGTTGTTAAGGCTATCAAGGAAACTTTCAACATCACTGTGTCACCTCAGCAAGTTGAAGCTTATGACCCGACTAAGGTGGCAGGGCGCGACTTAAGAAAGGAGTACAAGGAAGTATTCGAGTCTACAAGAGAGGAATATCTCAAACAGCCGATTCACAACATAAGTGGGGCAAATGACATTGTTCAGTTAAAAATCTTGAGTGACTTGCTTTTTGCCAAAAAAAATAACGTCACCATGACAATTAAGATCGTGGACCAAATGCAAAAGATCATGAAAGGGTTTTACGAGAAGCGACTTGAGATTACTGGAGCTGGTGGTGGGCCACTTAAAACAGAAAATACTAACACCCCATCACCACCGGCATTAACACCTGAAGAGCTTTCGAAACTCTCGCCTCAGGAACTTTCACGCTTAGTGATTAATGGAAAGCTATGACATACGCATTAGATGAAATAGCCCCTTTAATTAAAGAGTGGACTATTAACGTGCGCCTGCCTGAAGTAATGACTGAGATGACACGGCGTTATTACTACAAGGCTGCAATCGAGCAAAACGAACTTAGTATTCAAGCGGAGTTATACAAGTGCAGCAAGGATCCAGCCCATTGGTTTAACAATTGGATCTGGACATATGATCCGCGTGGTATGCCCTTTGGAATGCCTGCAAATATTCCTTTTGTTTTGCGTCCTAAGCAGGTTGAACTTGTAGAGTGGCTAGAGGAACGTGAAAGAACCCAAACACACGGTCTAATTGAAAAGTCCCGTGACGAGGGGATGAGCTATGTTGTACTGGGATTTTTCTTACATCGTTGGCTATTCGTTGAAGGTTTTGCGGGTGGTGTTGGTAGCCGTAAAGAGGAGTTGGTTGATCAGAAGGGTGACCCCAAAACCTTATTTCATAAAGTCCGGGATATGTTTAGCAAAATGCCAGAATGGATGAAGCCAAAGGGTTTTATTAGGAAGGTGCATGATAATCATATGCGAATCATTAACCCGGATAACGGCGCAACAATCACTGGTGAAGCGGGTGACAATATTGGCCGTGGTGGACGTACCACGATGTACTTTTTGGATGAATGGGCATTCGTAGAGCGGCAAGAAGCTGTAGATGCTGCTATCTCGCAAAACACTAACGTTCACATCAAAGGATCTACACCAAATGGTATTGGTGACCGTTTTCATCAGGATCGATTCAGTGGACGTTACGCCGTCTTTACCATGCCTTGGCGAGATAACCCGGATAAGAACTGGACCATTACATATAACGGCAAAGTTATTTACCCATGGTATGAAAAGCAGCTGGCCACACTTGATGATGTAGTACTTGCTCAAGAGGTCGATATTAACTATGCCGCTTCTGTAGAAGGCGTCTTAATTCCTAGTACTTGGGTTCAAGCTGCTATCGATGCGCATAAGAAGCTTCAGATTGAGCCTACTGGTGACCGTATTGGCGGCTTAGACGTTGCAGATGAAGGTAAGGATAAAAACTCTTTTGCAGCACGTCACGGGGTTGTCATGACTTACTTGGCCACATGGTCTGGTAAAGGCGATGACATTTTCGGAACGACTCAAAAAGCTATGGATCTATGCTTTGAGAAATCCATCGATACGCTGTTTTACGATGCCGATGGCCTTGGCGCTGGGTGCCGTGGTGATGCGCGTGTGATTAATGAAAAGCGCAGAGAGCTGGGCTTATCCGAGATTAATGTCGAGTCTTTCCGTGGATCCGGATCAGTTTATGACCCTGAAGGAGAAATGGTTGAGAAACGTCTTAACAAAGACTTTTTTGCCAATTTGAAAGCTCAGTCTTGGTGGTCATTACGTTTGCGCTTCCAAGAGACCTTTAGAGCGCTTGAAGGGCGTGATTATGATCCAGACATGATCATTTCACTATCAAGTGAAGATATCGATGCCAAGGAATTGGCATTACTCACTACAGAGCTATCTCAACCAACGTACACAAAAAACGGCGTTGGGAAAATCCTAGTCAACAAACAACCTGATGGCACAGCTTCACCGAACCGAGCAGATAGCGTGATGATTTGCTTTAACCCGCAAATTTCAGAGCTGAGTATCTGGGGCAAGTTATAAAGAGAAAGTTATGGGCTTAATTAAATTTACTAAAGATTCGTTCCAGAACTTTGCCGCTCGTGTTGGGTTGGGTTCTGGGAATCAACATGATCAATCTGGTTATGGCTTTAATTTTTTAAGCCGTCAGCGATTAAAACTCGAAGCAATGTATCGGTCTTCTTGGGTTGTTGGTCAGGTAATTGATGTTGTGGCTGATGATATGACACGTAAAGGTGTCAAATTAAACGGCCTATCAACTCCTAAAGACTCTGAGATGATTGACCAAGAGATGGACCGGTTACAGGTCTGGGACAAACTTAATAAAAATATTAAGTGGTCCCGTCTCTATGGTGGTTCATTGGCAGTCATGATGATTGACGGACAAAACGTTTCAACCCCATTAAATCCAAATACTATTGGCAAAGGGCAGTTTAAGGGTTTAATGGTGTTAGATCGCTGGATGGTTCAGCCCACTTTGGAAGATTTAGTAACCGAAATGGGGCCAGATTATGGCAAGCCAAAGTATTACGATGTAATTACAGATTCTGTAGGTCTTTGCAATCAACGGATTCATTATTCTCGTGTCATACGTATGGATGGAGTTGAGCTTCCATATTGGCAATCAATTGCCGAAAACCTTTGGGGGCAATCTGTTATTGAGCGCCTAGAAGATCGTTTAACGATTTTTGATAGTGCCACTTTGGGCGCTGGCCAATTAGTTTATAAGGCACATCTAAGGACTTATAAAGTTAAGAAGTTACGTGAAATTATTGCAGCTGGTGGTAAGTTTTACGACGCTTTAGTTAAACAGATTCAAGAGATACGCATGTGGCAATCTAATGAGGGGATGACCCTTATGGATGCTGATGATGCTTTTGAAACCCATCAATATAGTTTTACTGGTTTAGATAATCTCTTGCTGCAGTTTGGCCAGCAAATATCTGGTGCCACAGGCATTCCTCTTGTTCGCTTATTTGGTCAGTCGCCAGCAGGATTAAATGCTACAGGTGAGTCTGATCTAGCCAATTACTACGACAACATTAACCAACAGCAAGAAGGACGTTTACGGACGCCTTTGCAGGTCCTCTATGCTGTGCTGCATATGTCAGTGCTTGGCAAGCCTTTACCTGATTCATTTAGTTTTAAATTCGCTTCATTGTGGCAATTGGACGATGAGAAAAAGGCAAACGTTGCTAAAGGTGTGACAGATGCAGTACTCGCTGCTGAAGAAGCCGGCCTAATCAAACGCTCAACAGCCTTAAAAGAGTTGCGCCAATCAAGTGAAGTTACGGGCGTTTTCTCACATATTACTGATGAGGAAATTAAAGAAGCCGATGACGAGGATCCACCGCCACCAGGTGAAGGTGTAGATGATGAAGAAACAAATAAATCGGATAACACCGAATCGGGCGAGAAAGACCGAGATACGTTACAGCCAGCAGCTTAGAAAGATTGCTGGCTATATCGATACCATCGTGAAAGGCTTCGATTTAAATGACCCTAACAATTACCCCTTAATAGAGGCTTCCCTGAAGGAGTATGCAAATACTCTTCAGTTCTGGGCGCAAAATGCTGCTGGTCGAATACTTACAGATGTGGCTCTACGAGATGAGAAAACTTGGCTCATCTATGCACAAGACCTATCTCGTGGTGTACGGGAGCAAATTCGCAATACTGACATTGGTGCTGTTTATCAGCAGCTTTTAAATGATCAAGTTAGGCTAATTAAGTCATTACCGCTAGATGCCGCCCAGCGGATTCATGATCTTTCTACTCGATCGCTAATTGAAGGAAACCGGTCTAGCGAAATTGCTGGCTTAATCATGGCAACAGGTCGTGTTACTAGATCCAGGGCAAACACAATTGCACGTACGGAAGTAAGCCGTGCTTCATGTTTATTTACTCAAGCAAGAGCCGAAAATCTTGGTTCAGAGGGTTATATCTGGCGCACTAGTGAAGATGGTGACGTACGGCCTAGTCATAAGGCTATGAATGGAAAATTCGTTGCTTGGGATAATCCACCAACTTTGGATAATTTAAAAGGTCATGCAGGTTGCTTACCTAACTGCCGCTGTTATGCCGAACCAGTAATTCCAGAGGATATTTAAATGCAAATTTTCTTTACCATTTTTGGTGGACCACATGATGGGTATAAGTTTTCACTAGGTATACCAATGGATTGTATTCATCTAATTGAACATTCACCTGAAGCTGCTGTAAGGCGCTGTGAAAAACCACTTTATCGGGAACGAGTAAAAACCGTTCAGTATGCGAAACGAAGAATGTTCGTTAAAAAATATGGAAAGGTATTTTTTAAAGATGTTTATGCATTTAATGAATATGATTTCCGGGAAGCATTAAAAAAGTTTCGGCATTACTTCAATCCAGTTTATAAAAAACAAGACCACCTTCGGGTGGTTTTTTAATGCCTGCAAAAAGGTGAACTATGTTTAAAAGCAAAAAGGCTAAGGGCAAAAAAACAGTAGATCGGTCCAATATTTACACATCTGGGCAAATTGGTCGTACACGTGAAATTACACCTGAAGGTTATTTACTTTGCCGCGATGTTAAATTGGCCAGAACTGGAATTTTAATCTATGGACATGGTGAGGTGCCAATTGAACCGGATAACACGGGATTGATTCAAGTTTACCGTGGAGAGGATGTTTTATTTTCTCCAACGACTATTGCCAGTACAGAAGGTAAACCCGTAACTGATGATCATCCAAAAGATTGGGTTACGCCTAAAAATTGGCAAGTGTTATCAAAAGGGTCTAGTCACAATGTTCACCAAGGGGACGGTGAAGATGCTGAATATTTAATGGCCGACTTATTAATTATGGATGAGTCGACTATTGAGGCTGTTCAGAAAGGAAAGGTAGAAATCTCCCTAGGTTACGATGCTGAATATACACAGGTCAGCCCGGGCAAAGGGGTTCAGAGCAATATTGTTGTTAACCATATTGCATTAGTTGATAAAGGGCGATGCGGTTCTCGCTGCTCAATTGGAGATAGTTTTATGACGACCAAGGTCAAAAAGAAAAAAATCAGTTTTGCTGACCGTATTCGTAACTTGGTGAAAACTGGTGATGCGGAAGAGGCTGAAAAAATAGCACAAGCTGTAGAGGATGAAGACCTAGATCTTCCTACAGAAGACGAAGAGCCAGAAGATGACGATAAAGGCAAAACTAATGATGCTGCTATTAATCGAAAAATTCTCAAAATGCTCAAAACTATGGATTCTCGCTTGGTTAAATTAGAGAAAAAAACCAAAGACACGGATGATCCAGAAAAGAAAACCGAAGATGATGATGATCCTGAAAATAAGACAAAGGATGACGGTGATTTAACTGAGCCTGAAAAAGCTGAAAAACTTGATGAATCTGGTACACAAACTTATACCGGTGACTCATTAAAAGAAGTTATTTCACGTGCAGAAATTCTTTCACCGGGTTATCGCATGCCGACCTTCGATAGTGCGAACAATGGCAAAGCTGTTTTAAACACTAAACGATCAGTTCTCAAAGCAGCATATGCAACTGAAGACGGTCAAAAGGCTATTTCCCCATTTGTGGGCCCAAATCCTGACTTTGATAAATTGCCTTCATTTACGATTGATGCGGCATTTGTCGGAGCATCTGAGCTCATCAAACAACAGAACAATGCCAAAGGTGTGCGTTCTGGTATTTCCACTCGAGATTTCGGGCGAGCTGCACCAACGCCTGCTGAAATCAATCAACGTAACCGTGAATTCTGGAACAAACAAGGATAAGAAATATGTCTAATGCATTTTTATATCGCATGCCAAGCGGCATCCCTGGTGATGTCTCTCGTAAAAGCCAATCAACAATTGAATCACATCCAGTAGGTTCACAATTCCCTGCATTTGGTTTGTTTGGGAAGATTGATACTGCTACAGGTAAATTTGTTCTCTTAGCTGGAGCAGATACAGCAGCAAGCATTTATGGTTTGTTAGTTCGTGCATATCCAACTCAATCTGCTCAAAACGAACTTGGTAAAGCCACACCACAGCCTAACGGAATTCAAGATGTTTTACGCCGTGGCTATATGACTGTGAAATGTAATGCTGGTACAGCTAAGAAAGCGGGTACTGTTTATGTGCGTATTGCCGCTGGTACTGAAGCTAAACCAGTTGGAGGTATTGAAGCCGCAGCAGATGGTGCAAACAGCATTATCTTGCCGAATGCATTCTTTATGCATGATGCCGATGCACAAGGCAACGTAGAAATTTCTTTCAACATTTAAAATATTTATTGCATAGCACGGCCACCGATTAGGTGGTTTTTTTGTGCTTGGAGAAAAGACATTATGAGCAAGCTAATAGTTGCAACTACAATTGCGCAAGCGGTGGCGATGGGGACAGCTAAACCTGTACGAGCTCGTACACGAGATCAAATGATGACATTTGATGCACAGACTGTAGATAGTACGGGCGCTTTCTTAGTCGGTGAATTAGAACGCTTAGACCAGACAATGCATGAGCCATTAGCTGATGTAACCTGGTCGCGTGACATTGATCTACGTTCAGACGTATCAATTGCAGATGAAATTTCAAGTTTCTCAAATGCTACATTTGCGGCGGCTGGTGGTGCATCCCTTAAAGGTAAGTCTTGGGTAGGTAAAAACGCAGATGCTATTCAAGGTATCGCGTTAGATATCGGCAAAACAGCACAGCCATTAACACTATGGGCTAACCAGATTGGCTGGACCATTCCTGAATTAGAATCGGCTCGCCAAGTTGGGCGTCCAGTTGATGCGTTGAAACACAGCGGCTTAATTCTTAAGCACAATATGGATACCGATGAGCAAGTTTATATCGGTGATGATGTAATTGGTGTTCAAGGCTTGCTGAACTCTGACAAGGTTGGGGCAACAAACGTTAATAAGAGCTGGAAGTTGGCAACTGCTGACGAAATGCTAGCCGATGTAAATATGATTCTTTATAATGCTTGGATTGCTTCAGGTTTTGCAGTTTGTCCATCTAAGTTGTTGTTACCACCTGAACAGTTTGGTTTAGCAGTAACGAGAAAAGTATCTGAAGCTGGCAATATCTCAGTTCTGGAGTACATCAAAGTTAACTGTATTTCGATGGCTAAGAACGGAAAGCCATTAGATATTCAACCGTCAAAATGGTGTATGGGGCGTGGTACCGCAGGCACTGACCGCATGATGTGTTATACGCAAAATGAAAACCGTGTCCGCTTCCCAATGGTTCCTTTACAACGTACACCAGTGGAATATCGTGATTTACGTCAATTGACTACCTATTACGGCCGTTTGGGAGCAGTTGAATGGGTGTACCCAGAAACAGCGTTTTATGCCGATGGTCTATAAGGAGGTCAAGCACATGAGCAAACAAGTACAAATTCTTCTTTCTCGACCATTATCGGTAAACCTTGGAACTGATGAGCACGGATTACCAAGATCCCACAAGTTGAATGCAGGATTGCAAACAGTTGATGAAGAGATCGCTGATAACTGGTTCGTAAAGGCTCACTGCCAAGAGATTTCATCTAATGATATCCAAACAGGTGAACTTCAAAAGCAACTGGAAAAAGCGAATGAAGACCTAAGCATTCTTCAAGCTCAATCAGATGAAGCCACCAGGAAAATTGAACAACTTGAAGGGATCGTTAAAGAGCGTGATACCGAAATCGCTAATTTAAAAATCCAGTTGGATAAGGCCCTTCAAGCGCAGGCTTCGGAAGTAAAAACTAAAGAACCTGCAAAAGCTAAAGAGCCACCGAAGGAAGCCTAACCCATGATCAGTGAATCCTCTTTTCGTGAAGAAATGCCGGCATTTGCTGATACAACGCAATATCCGTCATTTCAGTTTAATTTCTATTTAAACCTCGGGAAAAAGTTACTTCGCGAGGAACGTTGGGAGGATATGCTTGATTACGGTTTAACGCTGTTCATAGCTCATTATCTTACGCTTTATCGGCGTACGATGACTGCAGCAAGTATTGGTGCGGATGCCGGCAAAATCGTAGGTAATGAGACATCTAAATCAGTTGATGGAGTTTCAAAATCTATGGATGTTTCCGGCGTTCTTATTACTGATGCTGGCCATTGGAACCAAACTACCTGGGGCGTCCAGTTTTATCAGTTATTGTTGATGGCTGGCATGGGAGGCATCCAATTATGAGCAGTGGTGTTAAATCTTCTGGTAATGGATTAGCTGACATTTTCCAAGCTGTAGCTGAACTCTCTCAAATGGATGTTTTGGTGGGTATTCCGCATGGGGAGGCTCGAACCGATGGTGACGGCCTTACCAATGCACAGCTCGGCTATCTCCATGAGAACGGCTCACCAGCTATGAATATGCCCGCACGAGCTACACTTGTGCCAGGCGTAGAGCAAGTTCAAGAAGAGTTAGGCGATAAGCTGGTTAAAGCGGTTGATGCTGCATTAGATGGCAATAGCCAAAAAATGATGAAATTGCTTGAGTCCGCTGGAATGATTGCAATGAATTCAGTTCGTGCTTATTTCGTGAATGGTGAATTTGCCCCCTTATCTTTGTCCACAATCCGTGCTCGTGCACGGCGTGGCCGTAAAGGTGCCAAACAGTATCTTAAGCAGCTTGAAACTGGTCCAGCTGAAGCAGGCCTGGTTCGGCCGTTGATTGATACTGGAGAGCTTAGAAAGTCGGTTACTTACGTGATCATGAAAAAGGAAAAGGAGGTAAAGCGTGGCTCAACTTGATGTTTCAGACGTTTTGCTAGATCCAGACTTCATGGACACAGGCATTATCTGTAAGCGTACAGAGGTCATCGTTGGAAACAATGGACGGTCTCAAGAAACGACTACATCAACACCCTTTGATGGCGTAGTTACTACAAATAATGGCCTCAATATGGACCGTCGAGCAGATGGCACATTGATTAAAGGCGCAATCAACATTCACACACAGTTTGCTTTAACTTCAGGCGATAAAAATACCAAAGCGGATGAGATTACGTGGAAGGGTAAAACCTACATAGTGGCTCAAGTGCTGGACAATCTACATTATGGCCAAGGTTTCATAAAAGCAATTTGTGAGCTTAAACCACTGGGGTAATTATGGGTGATTCTGCTTCAGGGGGATATATCACCCCTAGTGGCGGATCTGCATATGACCAAGACCTAGAGGACTTCTTTCAAGCTTTCATTGTCGGTATTACTTCTTTGCCAGGTGCAATGGTACGGCCACGTTTTCAAAGAGATCCACCGCCTTTTCCTGAAATTGGTGAGGATTGGTGCGCCTTCGCCGTAAAGTCAATAATTCCTGATGATGGGCCTTACTTCGACCAGAAAGACGAAACAATGGATTCAATTCGACATGAAGAATTGACGCTGTTTTTATCGTTCTATGGAGACCATGGCCAATCAATTGTAAACGTCCTAAAGGATGGTCTAGGCATTCCGCAAAACATCGCGCAACTCAAAACGCAAAAAATCAAATTTATCAAGGTGGGTGAGATCATCACCGCGCCTGACTTTCTCAATAATCAGTATGTACATCGATATGACCTAACCGCTGTCTTTAAGCGGCAAACATTACGCACGTTTGCTGTTAAGTCATTTGTAGATGCTGGGCCGATAGAATTTCCTAGGAGTTAATCCATGACATTGCCTGTTTCAGACGTTGTTAATGTCTCCATTAGTTTGGCGGCATTAGCAGCAGGGCCACGTAGCTTCGGTAATTTACTTATTCTTGGTGCCACGGATGGTGTTGTAGATCCAGTAGAACGTTTACGCGAATACTCTGGTCTTACACCTGTAGCATTAGATTATGGTACCGATGCACCAGAATATAAAGCTGCTGAATTGTACTTTAGCCAATCCCCAAAACCACGAACTTTATATATTGGCCGTTGGGTTAAATCGGCAAGTTCAGCGGTTTTAAAAGGTGCGGTTTTATCTGCAGATCAACGTGATATTTCAAACTTCACAGCTATTTCAGATGGTTCGATGAAAATCACCATTGATGGTTCTGAAAAGGTTGTAACTGCCCTGAACTTATCAGCTGTCACCAATTTAAATGGTGTGGCATCTGCCCTAACAGCCAAGCTGGGTACTGCTTCAGTAACTTGGAATGATGTTTATAACCGTTTTGAAATTACGTCATTAACCACTGGTACCACTTCGACAATTTCCTATGCTATTGCCAATGCAACTGGTACAGACGTTTCTTCATTGATGGGTTTAACCGTTGGTCATGCTTCGGTACCAGTAAATGGCTATGCTGCTGAGCCATTGATGGATGCAATTACACATTTAGCAGACAAGTCACTTAAGTGGTATGGGTTAGATATCGCTGAGCCTATTTCCGATGCGGATGTCTTAGAGGTTGCGAGTTTTATTGAAGCCGCTTCACCGACACGAATTTATGGCCAAACTATTACTAACTCTTTGGCATTGGATGGTACCAGTACAACTGATTTGGCTTACAAACTTAGTAAAGCGAATTTACGCCGTACGTTTACAATTTTCTCTGGTGATACCCCACATGCGGCGGCATCGGTGTTTGGGCGTGCATTCAGCGTGAATTTCAATGGTACCAACACAACTATTACCTTGAAGTTTAAGCAGCTTCCATCTGTAACAGCAGAAGATTTACAGGTTTCTCAGGCAAAAGCACTGAAAAATAAAAACTGCAATGTTTTTGCTGGATACAGCAACGACACGGCCATTTTACAAGAAGGTGTTATGTGTGATGGTACGTTCATTGACGAGATCCACGGGCTAGATTGGCTACAAAACCATTTAGAGACAGCAATTTTTAATCTCTTCTATACCAATACAACAAAGATTCCTCAGACTGAAGCCGGGGTAAATCGCCAATGTACCGTACTGGAACGGGCATTTGAACAATCGGTTTCAAACGGTTTGGTTGCTCCGGGTCGATGGAATGGTGAGCCTTTTGGTGCTCTAAATACTGGCGACTATTTATCTAAAGGCTTCTATGTCTTTGCAAATAGTCTGGATGACCAACCTCAATCTGAGCGAGAAGCACGCAAGGCCCCACTATTTCAGAATGCAGCCAAACTTGCAGGTGCAACACACTTCACAGATGTGCTTGTTTCTGTTAACCGCTAATAAGGATAAGAAATATGTCTACATATTCATTTATGGATACTCAATGCACTCTTGCCAGTGACGACGGGGTGATTGACCTTGGTTACGGTGCAGGGGTTGCAGCTGAAGGTATTACCATTGCAATGGCTGCTGATGCTAACACCATGACTATTGGTGCAGACGGCGAAGGGATGCATTCATTAAGTGCTAATAAGTCTGGCACTGTGACTGTACGATTATTAAAAACATCTCCTGTTAATGCCAAGCTTTCCAACCTTTACCACATTCAGCGTTCAAGCACGAAGAAGTGGGGTAAGAACACAATCACATTGAACCATACCGGATCTGGTGACAATGCGACCGCCACTAAATGTGCTTTTAAGAAACATGCCGACTTAGCATACAAAGAAGTCGGTGATTTTAATGAATGGGCATTTGATGCAATCAAGATCGATCAAAAACTAGGAGCGTATGAGTAATGCAGATTGGTAATTATGATTACGAAATTGGTCGCTTAAATGCAATTGATCAATTCCATGTTTCCCGAAAAATTGCACCTATTATTCCTACAATCATGCCAATTCTTACGGAGTTGGCAAAAGGTGAACTTCAAAAAACCATTGAGAAGTTGGAAAACGCTGAAGAAAACGATGTGAGTGGCTTGGCTGAGGCAAATCTCGAAAGCCTTGGCGCAGCATTACAACCACTTATGGATGCCTTCGCCAAGATGCCTGAGGATGATGTTGATTATATCATTAAGAAGTGTCTAACAGTGGTTTCCCGCAATGGTGCAAAAGTAGTGGTCCGTGATGCAATCATGTTTGATGATTTAGGCATGGAACATATCTTGCCGCTAACTATCGCCGTCATTCGTACGAACTTGGGAAATTTTATTCAAGGGCTGCTTACGAAGGCATTGAGCACGAAACAGCCCACTTAACATTTAAGCATTTACCAGGCCACGAGGATTGGGTTTTAAGACCCGCTATTCGTGGCCTTTGTCGTTTTGAATCATTAAAAGATGGAACTGTAGATCTAGCTGATGTTGCATTGATGAATGATGCATTAGATGTGCAGGCAGATAACCAGCTTTTACTCGAACGATATAACGAACAAAACAAAGGTTGAGTTAGACATGAGTGATACAGTTATTCGTGACTTCTTTGTGTCATTAGGCTTCTCTACGGACAATGAAGGCGCTAGAAAAATGGTCGATACCCTTAAGGGGGTAGAGCTAAAAGCGGCATTGCTGCACAAGACTTTATTGCTTATAGCAACTGGTGCAGTTGTCGCAGTAACAAAGACAGCAAGTGAACTCGATAAGCTGTATTACTCATCTCAACGTATTGGCGCATCTGCTTCAAATATTCGTGCATATGGTGATGCAATCTCACAAATGGGTGGTAATGCGCAAAATGCATTACAGTCACTTGAGAATGTGGCACAGAAGATGCGTAATTCCCCTGGTTACGAAGGTATGTTAACTGGCATGGGTGTAGCTACACGTGATGGTAATGGCCAGTTGCGTGACCGTGTGGAAGTAATGAAAGACCTTTCAAAAACCATGAAAGGGATGGATTACTACCAGGCAAATGCTTATGCGAGTTCTTTAGGTATTGATGAAAATACCCTTATAGCCATGCGTGATGATAAGTTCATCGACAACATGGAGAAGTACCAGAAATTACGTCAAAGTGTTGGCTTAACGGATGAGCTTACCAAGTCTGGTACCGATTTCATGGTTGAATTCCGTGACATCACCATGACGACCAAAGCTATTACTGAAGTTGTTGTAATGACCGCAGGACAAGCACTTATTCCAGTGCTGAAGGTGATCAATAATTTCTTACGTAGTGCGATTGCATGGTTCGCTGAACTGGATCCGCGTTTTAAAGCTATCTTGGCCACTGGTTTAAAGTTTGCCTTGCTTGCGATTATCTTTGGTGGCTTTATTGGCACAATCGCTAAATTAGCTTCTGTGTTGCCAATGCTGAAAAGTCTACTCTTTTTAATCAAGTCTTTACGATTGGCTTTCCTGGCTTCTCCAATCGGTATTGTCTTGGCTTTGGCTGCTGCTATTGCTGCTTTATGGGATGACTACCAAACTTGGAAAAATGGCGGTGAAAGCCTTATTGACTGGTCTAAGTGGGAAAGCGGAATTGAAACAGCAATTAGCCGTATTAAACAGTTGGCCGAGTTGATCAAAAGCCTCAAGGACAAAACCGTAGAGTTTGTATCTAAAGCAATTGATGATCCAGCTGGTACTGCAAAAGAAACAGTTGCTGCAGTAACTGAAGCGGCTAAAACTGGTACTGCTGCTGTAGTGAGTGCTACTAAATCAACTGTAAGTACTATTAAGAATAGTGTTGCTAAAAGTTATGGTTTTAGCTTTGGCAAGGATGTTGATCGCTACATCAGTGAGGCAGCTATCAGATATGGTCTAGATGAGAAGGTATTGCGAGGCTTTATTAAAATGGAAGATGGTTGGACCGGTAAAATGTCACCTACTGGAGCAATCGGAACTGGACAATTTATTCAATCTACTTGGGATAATTTGGCAAAAACTGCTGAAGGTAAAGCAATTGGTATGACAAAGATCGGGAAGAGATTCCGTACTAAAAATGATCCAAGATTTGATAAGCGTGTTAATACATTAGCAACAGGTCTTCTTGCTAAGCAAAATGCAGATCTTTTAACAAAGAACGGGTTGCCGGTAACAGGGGAAAATCTTTATATGCTTCATAACATTGGACCAGGAATCATTCCAGCTCTAAAGGGTTCTAATAAAGTTTCATCTAAAACTCTAACTGCAATGCGTCAAAATGGCCTAAAAAAAGGTATGTCACCAACTCAGTTTGTTGAATTTCAGAAAGGTAGATTTAATAAACAATATAATTTGGCGAATGTTGGAGAAAAGATTGTAAATAATGGTGAAACCAAGATTAATAAATTTGGCCCACCTTTAGGAAACCCAGAGAAAGCTCAAATCAATAGCTCTTCAAATATGTCAGCTAAATCTGTAGTGATCCACCAAACTTATAAAACCGATATGGTCCTTAATGGTGTTAGAGATCCTATAGAATCTGCAAACGCAGTGAAGAAACAGCAAGAAAATACAATGATTCTTATGGCTCACAACACTAAGAGTTTAATCGGTTAATTAGTGTTAATATCTTCCTGTAATTGACGAGCACGTTCATTGTTTAAATTAACTATACAATTAGAATGGTTGTTTCTTTCACTATGATAATTGCTGTAAGAATCGCAGTAACTATTACGGTAAGTCAGCCAATCTTTTTGAGATTTATTGAGTTCTTTTAATACATTAGGGTTATAACTTAACTGTTCTTTCGATAGGGCAGTTAATTTCTTCAGATTAGTAGTGACTTTCGCAAAGGATTCATCTTCATAACATTTAGCAATATCTGACGGATCATTAAAGTAAATTTCGCAGTTAGCAAAAGTGCCGAAACTTAATAATGATGCTGTTGCCAACAATAAGATTCTCTTCATTAATCTTTATTCCGAATAGTTGTAGAGATATTTAAAGTATCACTTTGATCTTTACTATCAGCAATACTTTCATGTTTTTTATAATCTTCTTCAGTGGGGATGTATTCGTGAGCAGCTTTTTCAGCTTCTGGTGAAAATTCCTCCTTATCACTACTATCTGAATTTTTCTTTTCAGTTAATTGTGTAGAAGATTGCGATTTATTAGGGGTGTTATCAAATTTTGCCAAGTAAATGGCAAAGCCAATAGCTACAATTACTACCCAAAATATCAGTTTGAAAAAGAACTTAAAGCAACCGCCTTTTGATTCATACAGTTCATTTTCAACTGAAAAGCTTTGGCCACAATTTTTACAAGTGTATTGTGATTTAAGTATATTTGATTTGCTTGAAGCAAATCGTGTCTGCTTACTATTACAGTAGGGACAAATTGGTCTTGATGAAGTGCTCACAAGAATTAACCTTTATTTTAAAGTGATTTATCTTTAATCAAAAATTATATAGGTTTAGTTCAAGCATTGAGAAGCAACATTTTTTGAAAATATTTAAACCCACCATTTGGTGGGTTTTTTAATGCCCGGAGAAAAGCATGGCACTTACCGAAACAGTTGGGTCACTCTTGTTAGGTGGCCACCGTTCAATAATGGGTTTGTTTGCAGATGTAGTTATTGAAGAAAACCATTCTGATGAGCTTGTAATAACAGAGCATCCCGTTGAAAAAGGTTCACCGATTTCTGACCATTGCTATAAAGCACCACCAGAGGTCACCATGAAAATCGGATGGTCTGAAAGTGCTGGCAGGTTAAACGGGCTAATAGGTAATACATTTATTGGGTCAGATTTGTCACTTCTTGGTATTTATCAGGGGTTGCAGGCCTTACAAGGTCAACGACTTATTATTTCTACTGGTAAACGCCTTTATACGGACATGTTGATTAAGTCATTAAAGAATGTCACTGATGAAACGTCCGAAAATGCTTTGATGATCGATATTGTATTTAAGAAAGTTTTTATTGTTTCCACAAAAGAAACGCTGGTTTCTATCGCTGATCAAAAGAATCCTGAAGTAACTTCTGATGTTGTTGACTCTGGTACTAAACAGCCGAAACAGGTTGAACAGTCCATGTTATCTCAAATCACAGGATTAGGTCAGGTTGGTGGCGCATATACTGTAGGGCTTTAAGATGGCGTTATATGAAATACCTTTACTCGATCGGAACCAGAAATTTTTTATCAAACTAAATAAGGTGAATTACCAGCTTAAATTGGTTTATCTCAAAAGATGGTACTTAGATATCTATCAAGCAAATGCTGAACCAATTGCCCTTGGAATTCCTTTAGTTTCGGGGTTAGACATACTAAGCCCTTACAGTCACATGATTAATGGCTCAATGTATGTTCAAAACTTAAATGAAGGTGAAAGCCAATCATTTAATGACTTGGGCACTAATATCAAGCTTTTTTGGCAGGATCCGGAATGAGTGAACAATGGAAGCGTAATTGCCGGCTAACCGTTCAACTTAAGTACGGGGAGCCTGAGGCATTAGATTTATCTGAAATGCGAATTGTATTTCGAATAAGTCAGCCTACGGCCGAAATGCCTAAGGCAGCAGAGTTTTATATCTACAACCTATCTGAAGATACAATGAATCGCCTGGCTGGTGAAGACAACTCAAATGTCGGTGCTATAGTCACTTTTGAAGTAGGGTACGGTGATGAGTTGTCAACTATTTTTAAAGGTTCAACTTTTCAATACCGGCGTGGACGTGAAAGCCCTACGGATAAGTTTTTATGTATTCTGGCCCAATCGGGCGATAAAGCTAAAAACTATGCTTTAGTGAATAAAACCATTGCTGCCGGCACGACAGTAGATCAGGTAAAAAATGAAATCGCCAAAGAGTACCAGGCTAATGGTGTAGAAACCGGTGAATTGCCACAGCTTAGTGATCAAAAATATGTTCGCGGTAAAGTGATGTTTGGTTCATTAGACGATCAGATCCGCCAGTTTTGTAGGGATACAAATACGGAGTACTTCATTGATGATGAATACCTCTACATGGTCGGGATTAGTAGTTATTTGCTGGACTCTGTGTTTGAAATGAATGCAAATACTGGGATGGTCGGAATGCCTCAGCTAACTACAGAAGGCTTAATGGTGAATTGCCTCCTGAATCCTCAATTACGCCGTGGTAGACGCATACATGTCGATACTTCAAGTATCCAGACCCAAGCATTTGATATTGATTACCGTACCCAAGGACAGGATCAAGCACAAAAGGACCTTAAAACAGCTGGTGGTATTAATGGCATTTACATCATCAAGGCAGTTGAGCATTACGGAGATACACGCGGTGATGACTGGTATACAAGCACAGTTTCAGTTGGTCAAGGTGCGGTTGTTCCAACATCCGGTATTACAATTACGGCGGTGGATTGATTATGGCTTTAAGTAATAACGAAAGATCGCCTCATTTGCTTAATACAATCAATGATGCGATTAAATCTGCTCTGGCAGTACTGTGGACCAATTTACCTTGTATTGTTGAAGAATATGACATTGAGAAGCAAACAGTATCAGTTACACCAGCTATTCAGATACCGGTAATGCGTGAAGATGGGTCAATGGAATTAGTTGATCTACCATTAATACCAGATGTGCCAGTATGCTGGCCTAAAGCTGGAGGCTTTGCTTTAACATTTCCAGTTAAGCGTGGTGATGAGTGCCTAGTACACTTCTCTTCAAGATGTATTGATCTGTGGTGGCAAAACGGTGGCATCCAACCACCTTTTGAAAACCGTAAGCATGATTTATCCGATGGCTTCGCAACATTTGCGCCGCAATCTCAACCTAAGCGATTAAAGAATGTGGCCACCGATTCAGTTGAGTTAAGAAATGATGCCGGCAATGCCAAGATCCGGATTAATGATGCTGGAGAGTTGGAGTTTTTAGGTACCAAAGCAACTTTTAATTGCCCAGTTGAAATGAAAGATGGGTTAGGCGTCTTAGGGGCATTAAAAAATAACGATGTGGATGTGGGATCTAGCCACGGCCATACGAAAGTACAGCCGGGTAATGGTGAGTCTGGTCCACCAAAACCATAAATGAATGAGGGGTCGCTGAAAGGCGGCTTTTTTTATGCGCTATAGAAAGCTAGATGAAGATGGGGATTATAGCTTTGGCCAAGGTCAAAATAATTTCCATAGTGATACACCTGAGGGTGTAGCGCAGGCGGTTATGACGCGTCTTAAGTTTTGGGTAGGTGAATGGTTTGCTGATACTTCAGATGGTACGGGGTGGACAACAGACGTGCTGGGGAAATACACAGATCATCTTTTTGAATTGATGATTCGCCAGCGCATTTTAGAGACTCAAGGTGTACTCCGGATTGATTCATTCGACAGTCAATTTAATGGAGATACACGCACGTTATCCATTCAATCATCCATAACCACGATCTATGGTCCTGCCGATCTGCAAGGGGATATTTAAATATGGCACTAACTAGCATAGCCCCGGTAATTAACCAATATGGCGTAACAGTTTCAACATACAGTGAAATTGTTGAGCACCTTAAAGAAAAATATAGAGAAATTTATGGCCAAGATGTTTACTTAGAAAATGATAGTCAGGATGGACAATGGATTGGTGTAATTGCTCGTGTAATTGCTGACTGTAATGCGGTTGTTTCCGACGTTTACAACTCTATGTCACCAAGTACTGCCGATACTGATGCGCTTTCACGCAATGTCAAAATCAATGGCATTCGCCGTGCAGTGGCCACAAAATCAACTGTATCAGTGGTTTTGGTGGGCGTTGCCGGCACAATCATTAATAACGGTATTGTGAGTGACAAGAACAACAACCGGTGGTTATTGCCGGCACAAGTTGTTATTCCTCCAGAAGGTGAAATAGTTACTACGGCAATAGCTGAAAAGCCTGGAGCAATTTTAGCTTTACCAAATTCAGTAACGACCATTTCAACACCTACACGTGGTTGGCAATCAGTTAATAATCCTCACGCTTCCACATTAGGCGCGCCAGTAGAAAGCAATGCCAAATTACGGCAACGTCAGGCACTATCGACCGCTATTCCATCACGTTCTTATACTGAAGGTATTTTAGGTGCGTTGTTTAGCCTTGATGGGGTGAGCCGTTGTAAGGTTTATGAAAATAAAAAATCATTTGTCGATCCCCTAGGGCTTCCTCCCAATTCTTTGGCCGTTGTTGTTGCTGGTGGAGATGATCAACTGATTGCCGAGACAATTCGTGTAAAGAAAGCGCCCGGATGTGATCTATACGGAAATACAACCGTGATCCGTCCAACAGTGTACGGTGATCCTGTCTCAATCGAGTATTGGCGTCCTATTCAGAAGTCCATTGGTATCCGTTTTGAATTAACAACTAATTCGGATTACACCGTAGACATTGGTGAGCAAATCAAAAGCGCGTCGGCTGATTATATTAACCAGCTCGATATTGGTGACCGTATTGCAATTAATAAGCTGTATGTACCAGCTGGTTTGTATGGTGCATTAGACGCGCGGTCATATGAAATTGAGAGCCTACAGTTGACTGTGGACGGGGTGCCGGTTGAAGGGGATTACACCTTAGCTTTTAACGCCGTTGCTTATTGTGACTCAGACAATATCGAGATTAGTGTTGCTGGGGGTGGTTAATGCAAACAGATGATTATTTAAATCTGATCATTAATGAGCACCGATCTAAGCCTAAGTTTAAACAGACTGTCAAAGAATCAATAGAACCTATTCTTGATTGTATAAATGTGCTGCAAAGTATAAATGAGAAGTTTGACTTAGATACAGCCACTGGCGATCAGCTTCACATTCTTGCCGAGTGGGTGGGTGCGCCACTGGTTGTTCCTAATATTATTCCTTTACCGTTCTTTGGTTTCGAGGGGCAACCTGAATCATTAACATTTGGTGAAACTGATAATCCAGACATTGGCGGTTTTTGGCGCGAATCAGGTGTCAGTAGTTATCGTGGCCAAAGCATCCCCCCTCAAAAATTACCCTCAGTTGTTAAAGCTAAAATCTTATTAAACAACTGTGATTGTACTCTCGATGAAGCATTTGAAATCTGCAAGCTCTTAACCAATGTACCTTTCAAATTAAAGGACAATAGGGATATGACCGTTACCTTTGAATTTCTTGCAGACTTTCAACCTATAGACAAAGAACTAGTCCGCTTGTTATTTCCTTTACCAAGCGGAGTTGAGCTAATTTTTTCGGATGAAGTAGATGGATAAGTTAGAAGAATTTAGCCTGAATGGGCCAAAAAATACCGATGGACTAACTTTATTAAGTGGCTTTCCTTCAAATCAGAAACCGGCACGGCAGTGGTTTAACTGGTTATTTAACTCAATTACCAAAAAGATTAATGAAATCATTGATGGTAAGCTAGATGCAAGTGCAAATGCTGTTTCTGCAGGAAAGTTAGAAACGGGCCGAAAGATAAATTTCACTGGTGTAATTGAGGGGAGTGGCACATTTGATGGTTCTAAAGATATTACGATTGATACGGTCGGCGGTGGAACCTTAGGTGAAAAAGCAATCGCTATTATTCGCTTAAATGGTTCAACCTTTGACTTAGTTAAAAGCCGCGGATTTGCTTCAGTTGAAAATAAAGGTGGCGGCCAAATCGAATTTACTTTGAGTGAGGATGCACCTGATACAGATTATGGCATAGTGTGTACTGGAACAAGCAATCGTGCTGACGCAGTTAGCTTGCAAGAGCGTGAAGACTTTGCCCGGACAAACACTAAATTCCGTTTGATGGGAGCATTTGGTGGAGATAATACACAAGGTGCTTATACTCCCCAATTATGCACTGTAGTCATCTATTACTAATCTGATTTTATAAATTTTATGACCGCCATAAGGCGGTTTTTTGTTGCGTGGAGATCCTAAAGATGGCAACAAACTGGAATGCGGTACTAGCAAATATCACTAATTCCGCTGATATCTTAGCAATTCTCCGGAAAGTTTTAGGATTGCTCGATGGCAAGGTAGATCTAACCAAAATCGATGAAATTATTGAAAACCTAGATGACCTTAAACTGAATGTTGATGGAGCTCTTTCTGATGTTAATTCTGCTCTAGGAGATTTCGACGTTGCTTCTCAAGAGGCAATTCAACAGGTTATTGCTGCTGGTTTGATGGAAGGATTCACTACAGAAGCCGAATTGTTAGCAACACGTCCTAATGTTCTAAAAAAGTATGCGAAGGCTGAAGATACTGACATTATTTGGTTTTGGAATAAACCAGAGGGGGCACCTGATGGAAACTACTGGACAAGCACAGGTGAAAGTGAGTTTAGTAGGGCTAAAAATTTTGCCATAAATCTTAATAAATCATCGCTTCTAAAAACACGTGCATCCAATTTATTTAGTTTGGCTGCAGCTGGGGGAGAAGATGTTTTTCAAATTGATGAAAATGCAACAACTAACCTTGTGGACTTAAGGGTAGGAGGAAAATATCTATCTGAGATAATTCAGAAAGCTAAAGATGATGTTTTAAAGTTTGACGAAAATACTGATCTCTATGTACTTCCAGACAAAACAAAGCAAAAAATTGTTATTTCACTTAAGGCGAATGGGCGTTTAATCGGTGCAAAACCGTTCGATTTAGGGATTGACGCTCTCTTTGCAAAAGCTACATCAAATGCAGAGATGACACAAATTGGCCTGTATCACGACATAATTAAATCTAAAGAAATAGCACCTTACAACTTTAAAGCGAATGTCTACTTAACTGGAGAAGATGGCTTTACTGAAAAAATCGCACGTATGCCATCAATCGTTCAAGTATCAGCCAATAAAATTTTTGTTTCATGGTGTTCATATGCTACTTCAAGTGACCAAGAGCAAGGTGTGATGCTGGGGCGCTTTGTTGATTTTGATCTAAAGAGTAAGACAGCTGTTGTAAACACAAATACTGTTGTGATGGCGGGTGTCCGCGGCTCAGAAACAGCTGCATATAGACATGCCGCTTTTACTCGCATCTTAAATAAACAAACTGGAAAGTTTCGTTATATATGTCTTTTTAACAGTGGTTCTTTTTACAACAAGAATGTAAAGCTGCTAAAAATTTATAGTGATGATGATTGCCAGTCATGGTCTGAACCAGTTGAAGTGATGAGTGAAACAGGGGGGAACCCAGTTGCACTAATTCCAGCATCCATTATTAGACTAGATAAAGGAATGTATGCAGGCCGCCTAGTAGTAGGTGGATTTTTCTTCTCCACCACTTTGGCTGGTCAAGACAGGGTAGGCGTTCTAATTTCTGACGATAATGGTACGACTTGGAATGTGGGCGGGACAATTGCAAGTGGAGCGTTTGACTCGTCTGATGTGACTTATGGTTTTTTAAATGAAACATCCCTTTGTTTAGATAACTCAGGAAATATATTGTTGGCTATCAGAAACGAGGGTGTCTCAAATATTAATCAGCGCGTACTGCTTTTCGCTCGAAGTTATGATGGAGGTAATAGCTTAGTCATAGAACATGATGAGCCAACAATTCAGACTGCTGTCAGCGAAGTTTCATTGCTTCAGACATCTCAGAATCTTCAACATGGCATACCTAAAATTCTTTTAGCTTTCCCTAGTGAGCCATTTGCTGATGCAGGTGGTTACTTACGTAGGTCTTTGCGTATTGGATTCAGCTACAACAATGGCAAAACTTATCCACTCATGTATACACCGCGATCTAGCGATGGTGTGAGTGGATACACACATATGATTGCGCTATCTGATCAAGATTTTATTTTGGTTGAAGAGCAAAACTATTACATCACAACCACCTTTTTCAATATGTCAGATGTTCTGAAAAATGGAGTGTTCATAAATGGCTAATATTCTTATAAGCAATATGTATTACACAGGTTCAGCTGCACTACCTAATATTTTTGATACGATTGTTACAGACGATGAAAAATATTCGTACGTCTTGAACACCCTAACTAATGAAAATGTTTATATTTCAGATATAAATCAAGAAATTGCTGTAGGTATATTCAATAGTACACTTGCTTTTAAAAATCGGGTAATTGCTGATGGTGGAGTAATTGGCAATTATTCGAAATTAATCAAAGCGTTTAATTATATCCGACTTAATAGCTTAACTAGTTTTGCAGCTCTATCATTATGTTTTGCTTATAAAGTTAACACTGCTAATCAATTGACTAAGCTTTACAGTTTAAGCGGTGCTAATTTTGATGCAATTGTTGACACACCAACGCGGTGTAAAAAGAACGGATTTAATATTCAGACCACATCAACAAGTGCTACTAGTATTACAATTCAGTCACCTTTCCGCCCGCAAAATGCTCTTTTTGGGATTTCTGGTGAATTTCTTAGTGCTACTGAAGCCGGCGGTATTACCCTTGGTACGCAAAATACTGCTGCTACAAGTGGTATTACTGCATATGAAAGTATTGCTTTGGCTGCATTGAATGGTATTTCAACAGGCACATATAGAAATACAGGCAACGCAAGCACAGCTAGAACGCTTGCTCAAGATCGCAACTACAATAAAAATGGCGTTGCGCTTTTATTAAGCGATGCGGTTCGAGCTTACAGTGATGCTTACGCAAATGATCTGATGTATAGCTACACAACAGCTAAGCAAGATATGAGCTCAACTGACTGTTATGTGAACATACGATTATCAAGCTCAGCAGGATCAGGTAGTAATACGCAGTTTAGGGAAGCATGGTTCATTGCAAACTCAACAACAACTATTGCGAAAAGCCTTTCTCAGTATCTGAACTACTAATATAAGAAAAGCAAAAGCTCTAACTTTAATAAGTTAGAGCTTTTTATTGTCTAAACTTTCTGGAGATATCAATGGAACCAGTTTCCACAAGCGGTTTTACAGCACTATTAAAATTTTATGGGGCTGCAATAATGGTGACTTTAGCAGTCGGTTTAGTTGCGGCGGTGGTACTGATGACACGTATGCCGCGTTCACCTCAAGAATGGGCCGTGGGATTAATTTGTACGGTTGTTTCAAGTTTATGTGGCGGTTCATTCATTATCGTGAAATGGGGCTTGCATGAGTGGGTTACTGATATATGGGGGATGATTGCACTTGGTGGATTCTTCTTTGTTTGTGGTTTACCCGGTTGGGCTTTAGTCCGCTGGATATTTAACTTTATTAACAAACAGGAAGGGAAGACGATTATTGAAGTACTAAAAGAAGTTAAGAAAGCCAAAAACGATATTACGAACAGTTAATACCGCCTTCGGGCGGTTTTTTATTACCTGAGGAAAAGTGGAATGAATATCGAACAATATCTTGAAGAGTTGATTAAGCGTGAGGGCGGGTATGTAAATAACCCTGCAGATCGAGGAGGTGCTACTAAATACGGTATTACTGAAGCGGTAGCCCGTGCTAACGGCTATAAGGGCAATATGAAAGATTTGCCGCTTGATGTGGCCAAAGCAATTTACCGAAAAAACTATTGGACAGATCCGCGATTTGATCAAATAAATACTCTTAGCTCTGCTGTAGCTGAAGAGCTTTTAGATACTGGGGTGAACTGTGGTATCAACTTTGCAAAACCACTTTTACAACGTGCATTAAATTTGCTGAATAACCAAGGTAAAGCTGGGTATGCAGATTTGAAGGTTGATGGCGTTTATGGTTCTAACACTTTAGGTGCTCTAAAAAACTATCTAGCAAAACGTGGCAAAGAGGGCGAGAAAATCTTGGTGCGAGTGCTCAATATTATGCAAGGGCAACGTTACATTGAAATCTGTGAACGTAATAAAAGCCAGGAACAATTTTTCTATGGCTGGATCAGCAATCGAGTAGTGATCTAAATTTTATTAATTTCCACTGATAATTTTGAAGAAGTGCACTTTAAGTTCTGAGTGCACTGATTTTATATGAGAATTTATGTAAATCTTAATTTAAATTATTATGATTTCATTAAAGAAATAATGAGTTGTTCTATTTTTTTTAATTCACTAGATTTAATAACTACCCCTAAATGCATCATTGACGCAACCTGAAATTCTGGCCCTTTATTTAATATAATTTCACCCTTATTTGTGTATTGCGGTCCTGCATATAAAATACCTACTAATTTTAATCTTGTACCCCATATTATATTTTTACTTTTTCCATCATAGTAAGAATTATTATTGTTATATAAGAATACAGGTGAACCTGAAGAACCAGGGAAACAGGCCAAATCTATCATGAATTCAGGTCTCCCATTATATGATTTACTAGGGCTAGTAGCCGTAATACCTCGTCTCACTAAAGGTAGATTATTTACCACATCAGAAAGACCATTCGGGCATCCAACCATTGTAACTTCTTCAATATGGTCAAAATATTGCCAATCTGAATCTTCAGGAATATTTTGCATTCTCCAAAAACTTGCTGTTACAGGGGTGCCTCTTTCAGAGGCTTCCTTAATTACATGAGAGATGAGTATTGCACATAAGTCAACATTTTCATCAGGATGTTTAATTACTATATTGTTTAGGGAAATTTTTACTCCGTAAAACTCTTCTTTATTTATGCCGTTAGCTGATGCTAAATGGAATTTAATAAAGATTTCATCTGCACCTGCTATTACGTGCTTATTCGTAACTAGAGCTTTCACTGAAGTATTTTCTTGTTCATTAAAAAAGAAAAAAAATCCAGTGCCATAGCTAACTATATTTCCTTGAGATAGGGATGTAATTTTTATTGTTGAATACAATAAATATTCAGAATTGGTTAATGTTTTTGACATTTGTAGTTCCTTTTAATGGATGTGTAAGAAATAATTAATTCTATTTTATAGATGAAATTGTGATTTAGTCTAAGTTGACCAGATTCAGCTTATATGGATGTTTGAAAAAATATATTAAAAATTAAAAGTCACAAATAGAAGTAAAGATTTATAACCATTAACCTTTTATTTCTATCAATTCATCCCACCTAAAAGGATTTCTACTAAGTTTATCTCTGCTCATCGACCAGTTCCGACCAGGGACAAAACAAGGTCCGACACTAATTTTTTTCTTTCCAAATTTGCTGTGAATACCATCCATAGCCTGCATTAAACATTCCTTTTTCTCTATTTGTTTAAAGTCAGTTAATAGGTCATAAGTATGGGCAGACTTCGGCTCTAAACATGTCAGTACTACGCCGCACTTCTTATATTTAATTCCTTCTTTGTAGATATCGTTTAACATCCTTGTCGCTGCTTTGACAAAATCTATCGCGCAATCCGTGGGTTCGGAAAATGAACCTGTGATTGATTTGTTGTAGAATGGTACATTGGGATCGAAAGGGTTTGACTGTACAAAAGCAATCATACATCCGCACAAAAGCCCTTCATCACGTAGCCTTTTACACGCATCTTGAGCATACATAGAGATAGCTTCTTTTAGATCCGTTAATTCAGTAACGCGACCACCGAAAGATCTAGACGCGACAATTTGTTTTTTTGATGGGGGAGTGTGCTCTATATCAATGCATGAGATGCCTTGTAATTCGTAAATAGTACGGGCCATAACAATCGAGAATTTTTTCTGCATCTCACGCGGCTCAGCACAAGCTAAATCAAGCACCGTATTAATTCCCATGCTTTGCAACTTTTTTGAATGCTTACGGCCAACGCCCCAAACTTCAGATACTTCAATTAATGAGAAATAATATTCTTTGTTGCACGGATCCATATTGACGAGATCGCAAACACCATTAAAGCCTTGATTTTTCTTAGCTATATAGTTGGATATCTTTGCCTCCGTCTTGCTGCGACCAATTCCTACGCACACGGGCAAACCAATCCATTTCCATATCTTCGCCCGCATATCGTGGCCGACTTTTTCTAAATCAAAGTTCTTCTCATAAGCTGTGAAATCAACAAAGCACTCATCAATCGAGTACGGTTCAACTTCTTCTGCAGTTACGTAAGAGGCAAGGATCGTATGAAAGCGCCGTGACATTTCTGCATACATTGCATAGTTGCTTGAAAGAACAATTACGTTATGTTGCTGAACAATGTCTTTAATTTGAAAAAGCGGCACACCCATTTTTATATTTAAGGCTTTTGACTCATTGCTACGCGCCACGGCGCACCCATCATTATTGCTGAGCACAATCACAGGCTTATTGTTCAAACTTGGGTCAAAGACTCGCTCACATGAAACGTACATGTTGTTGACGTCTATCAAGAAAAAGACTTTGTTCTGATGTTTCATGACTTAATGCCGTGTCATTTTAATGATATGAGTGACAACACCCCAAATTATTAATTCTTGGCCATCCGCTAAATAAATATTTTTATAATCCGGATTCTCTGCTTTAAGCCATTGGCCTTTTTCATCGATCATTAAACGTTTAACTGTGAATTCATTGTCAATTAGTGCAACAACAATATCACCGTGCTTTGCGTCAAGACTACGATCGACAATCAGCTCGTCGTCAATATCAATACCTGCATTTAGCATTGAAAGCGAAGCAACTTTGACAATGAAAGTTGCAGTTTCATTTTTTATTAAGTGTTCGTTCATGTCGAGTGCTTTATCTACATAATCTTGTGCCGGGCTTGGGAAGCCTGCAGAAATCTTTTCTAAAGCATAAGGCACAAGCATATTAGTTGTTGGTACAACTAGCTTGATAGACATAACATCAGACAAAGCAAAACCTTGAGTAAGGTAAGGCTTTATCTGGATAATGGATGGTGCAATTTCGCTCATAGAATAACCCCCAACTTGAATTCGTAACATATTCAAGATGATATGCTAGAGCTTAGTTAAATTTCAAATTTAAAAAGTTGTGGATAAATAATGACTAGTCAAAACTTGTCGCACATTATTGTGCATTTGGTCGGAAATTATCCTAAAAATTTAGAAAATTATTTAAAATTAATATGCTTATAAAGCGAATAATAAATTACTTAATAAATAAGAGGAACAATAATATGAGCATATTAGATACATCGTCCGCTTTCCTAAAAGGGAAGATATATAAATTGAATCAAGATGGTACTGAATTAGAATTTCCACCGAGAGATGAGGTCATAGAGCCTTGGAAGGAAATAGAAAATATTAATATTTTGCCACCATGTAAGTTGAATGGTTGTGACAAAAAGGTGATAGTAACTGATAAAGGAAATGCAGATTATGCATGGTATTATCTAAAAAATAATAGCGACAATTATGTTGCTGTTACTATTGAACGTAGATGGATTTATGAGGGTAGGTTAAGAACTGAAACTGCTAATCGTCAATTATATCCTGGAGCAGAAGAAGAAGTCTTTAGTTTTCCTCGGAACCAACAACCACTTTGTTGTGTTATCTCGTGTAAACCTTTATCTTAATTTTTGGATATAACAAATAGATACTCTCTAGTAAATCGAAAGAGTATCTATTTTTTCATCTTCATCAGATTAGGTAAATCTATTTTGGGTGAAGCTGTGAATTCATCTATTGGCATAGCAAGAAAAAATTCGTTTGCTTCTTCATGTTTACAATGCAGCCAATCGATCCTTAGTTCTGGTGGAATAACAATAATAGAGCGCTTCTCATCAGTAGGCGCATGGAATTGCTTCATAAAAGGGTGGTGGTCAGAATTAATAGTAAGCATGCTCATGGATCTGATTTCTTCGCCGTTGACTACCGAATATTCATAAATGCCAGCAATAGTGAAAGGCATATCATCTTTTCGATAAATTCCCCACCATTCTGGTTTATTGTTAATGTATTTTGGTTCAAAAATTACATCAGCAGGAATTAAACAGAATTGGTTTTTCTTCCAAGCATTACGAAAGCTTGGCTTCTCGTGAACTGTTTCCGTTCTTGCATTGTAAGTGTTATGAACTTTCTTAAGTTCCTTAACCCAGGGGGCGACTAGACCGAAGCGCGCTAATCGCCATTCCATCTGCTCTTTTTTTGAGAATAAGAGGGGAGCTTCATAGTTTGGGTAAATATGAGATTTATATTCAAATGTTGGCTCAAACAGATCCAGCAAGTGAATTCTATCTTTCGCAATCGGTTCATAGTTTGAGCACATTCTAAAATTCCTTTTTTATAATTCTTTCAGTTTTTTATATATCTCATCATAGCTTATAGGTTCACGTTCAATAAGATATTCATTTGAGGAAATCTTGGTAATTTCTAACGGTATTTGTTCTTTTTCACAATATGAAGTTAATTTGATAGCTAACTCAATATTGTGTTTCTTTGCTGTAATATCGGTTATTTTACCTAATCCATTAAAAAAATTACTTCCTAAAAGAATTGAGCTTGATTTGGGTGTATGTAAGTTCTGAGGTTGGGTTAGCGTACCAAAAGGATGTATAACTCTCCATTCGTGCTCGTATGACCAATCTAATGATTTTCGAATTACAGCCTGAAGTATATATAAATTATTATATTCACTTGTACCTTTATCTCTTTCTAAAAAATCAGATATATCAAAAAGTTGAGAATCGTATAGCACGGGGTATAAGAAGTTTCTAAAGTGATTTAATGGAGAAACTTTACTTAAATCATATTCAATACAAAATCCGCTATGATTATTTGTGTAATGGCTCCACATTAAAACAGAATTATATTTTTCTGATAATGAACAGATAAAAATATGTTTTAAGAAATTATTATGGAATTGCTTTTTACCCTGCTCATGAATGCGTTCAAATGCAGATATCATATGTGAAAGAGATTCGCCACTTGGGAGATTCTTTTTCAAAATATCTTCCAAAGTAACTTTACCCTCTAAAAATTCTTCAATCAGTGGATTATTATCCGGTTGTTGACCTTGGGATGATAATAGTTTCAAAAAATCTGGTTTATTTTTTAAGGGGGTTTTTAAAGGGTTATTGTAAGTATGTCTTCCTTCAAATGGGTCATTCATATTCAATAGAGAATCAAACCATAAACTTCTATTGCAGACGTTATCAACTGAGTATTCATTAAGAGTTCGATACTTATAAATATAATTAGGTAAAAATGAATCTAAACGTGCTTTATGAGCAATATAGCTTTCTGTAGAATTTGCTTTACCAAAAAGGGTTTCGACAATATCTCTTAGTTCTGCATTCAT